GCGGAAAATCCTCGCAATTTCGTCTAACTGGAACTTGCGCGTTTCAAGGAACTGCGCCTGCTCCGGACTGATGGAAATCGGCGTATAGGTCATGCCTTCTTCCAAAATGGCGACCTTGTTGGAATTGGAACTCCCGCCGAATCCGGCCTCCCATGAGTTCCTTATTTTCTCCGGGTCTTTCACGACGCCCGGCATTGACAGAATGCCGGATGGATTTGCACCGTTCTTAAAAAATGTAGCTCCATATTCTTCTGTCGCCATTGCCATTCCAATGGAATTCTTCGCCATCGCGATCGGCGAATAGCCGACCAAACCGTCGAAACCAAGTCCTGGAATATGCAGCACATCGTTTGGCATAAGCCGTACGGTTCCTGCCTTCATCGTCGGAGCGTCTGACGTGCTCATCTGGTATTCATAGTAAAGGTGGCCGTTTTCGTCCCGGTCGACGCGCATCCGGTTTGCCATGAGAGGATAAAGTGCCGTGACCTCGCCGCGTCCGTTTCTTATGATCTGTGCGTAAGCGTTGCCCCAAAGCAGAAGGTGCGTCATGAGCGTTTCCCGGAATATGAACGAAGTCATTTCCGGGTTTGGTTCGTCATGAAGCAGCGGGTAGAGCGGGTGGTCGACAGCCTTTTCCTTGCTGTTTTTGTCTGTATAGCGGTAAAGGTGCAGCGGAAGGCTCGCAATGGCTTCCGAAAGGACGCGGACGCAGGCGTATACTGCTGAAATCTGCATGGCGGAGCGCTCCGTCACCGCTTTGCCGGAAGAACTGCTTCCGAAGTAATAGCGGTAGCCGCTGCCGTTCGTTGAATCCTTAGGCCGGTGTCCTGGCTTATCCCGTGACCGGAAAAGGCCGCTGAAGATACTCATATATAAATCACATCCTTTCTAAAAAAGGGCGTAAGAAAAGCACCTACCTTTCGATAGATGCTTTCAGCAATTAATATTTTATTGTTTCACGGAGCTGCTTTCTGATATCCCGTCCGCCATACATGATGCGGACAATATATACCATTTTATCCGTTTCTTTTGGCAGATAGAAAACCAGATAATTGTCTACGGGAAAGAAACGCAGCCCCATTGTGCCAAGGTTCATCCTCGTATAATCGATAACGCAGAGGCATTTTACTCAAACTCTTTATATGCTGCAAAATCCGTCCTGCCTGCTTTACCGCTGTATCCGGAACACAGAGCCCGTCTGCCATATATTCATAAATGCTTCTTAAATCCTGGCGCACTTTTTCGGAATATGCAACTTCCCAGCTCATACTCCAAAGTCCCGCTTCATCTCTTTTTCAACGGTATCTGACGAATAAACCTTGCCTGCCTTTATATCGTCCATACCTTTGTTCATTTCAGTATCAAATTGTTTTTTGGTAAGGGCACCAAAGGCAATCGGAGCATTCGCGGGCAGCTTTATTTCAAATGGAATACCGCGCTGCAGTACGACTTGTCTTAAAAACATTCCTACAGCATTGGACATCGGAATGCCGAGCTGATTGAGTACTTCTTCGGCTTGCTTTTTGATTTCTGGCTCTACACGGGCGAAAACATTAGAAGTTCGTGCCATACAAATCCCATCCTTTCACGGATAGCATAGCACAAGTTGACTGCAATATGCAAGCAAACAGCAAGCAAAAATGAAAATATTATTTACAGAAATAAAATGCCTCTGTCATCATAAACAGAAGCGCCGTTGTCGTTGCCGCAGCGGATGGCACGGTCAAGCGCCATGATCATTGCAATCGCGCCGTCGATTTTTTCCGTACTTTTTTCCTTGTCCGCTTTGATATTTCCGGCGGGGTCGGTGCGGATGAAGATGTTGTCCATCATCCAGCGGAGCACCGGATGACCGCCGTGTGCGATGCGTTTTTCCAGCGTGAGATTCATGAGTTCCTTCGTGGGCGGCGACATATCCTTGAAGCCCTGCCCGAACGGAACGACCGTGAAACCCATGCCTTCGAGGTTCTGCACCATTTGCACAGCTCCCCAGCGGTCAAAAGCAATCTCACGGATGTTGAAGCGCTCACCGAGACGCTCGATGAACTTTTCAATATAGCCGTAGTGTATCACATTTCCTTCCGTAGTTTCGAGATACCCTTGCTTTTTCCAGATGTCATAGGGCACGTGGTCGCGCCGGACACGGAGGTCGAGCATTTCTTCCGGCACCCAGAAGTACGGGAGAACCACATATTTGCCGTCCTCGTCTTTGGGAGGGAAAAGCAGAACGAATGCCGTGATGTCGGTCGTGGATGAGAGGTCGAGACCGCCGTAGCAGACGCGGTTTTCCAGTTCCTCTTCGTTTACAGGGAACGCACAGGTGTCCCATTTATCCATCGGCATCCAGCGGACGGCCTGCTTAACCCATTGATTTAAGCGGAGCTGCCGGAAGGAGTTCTCCTCGCTGGGATTTTGCTTCGCCGATTCACAGGCTGCTTCGACTTTATCGATGCCGACTGTAATGCCGAGCGACGGATTTGCTTTCTTCCAGATCTTCGGGTCTGTCCAGTCGTCCGTTTCAGCGGCACCGTAGATGACCGGGTAGAAGGTCGGGTCAACCTTCCTGCCGTCAAGGATATCCTGTGCCTTCTGATGGACCTCGTAGCAGATCGTGTTTGTGTCATTACCGGCTGTCGTGATGAGAAAATATAAAGGCTGCATTCTGGCGTCGCCGGAACCTTTTGTCATGACATCGAAGAGCTTCCGATTCGGCTGTGTGTGCAGTTCATCGAAGACGACGCCGTGGACGTTGAAACCGTGCTTTGAATATGCTTCGGCGGAGAGCACCTGATAGAAACTGTTCGTAGGTTGGTAGATAATCCGCTTTTGAGAAGCAAGAATTTTGATGCGCCGGTCGAGCGCCGGACACATTCGGACCATGTCGGCGGCGACGTCGAACACGATGGCTGCCTGCTGGCGGTCAGCGGCACAGCCGTAGACCTCAGCGCGTTCCTCTCCGTCGCCGCAGCAGAGGAGCAGCGCGACCGCAGCGGCAAGCTCAGACTTTCCCATCTTCTTCGGGATTTCGATATAGGCCGTGTTAAACTGCCGGTAACCGTTCGGCTTCAGAATGCCGAAGAGGTCACGAATAATCTGCTCCTGCCAGTCAATGAGCTCGAAAGGCTTTCCTGCCCATGTGCCCTTGGTATGGCAGAGCTGCTCGATGAACGTCACGGCGTAGTCCGCCATAACCTTGTTGTAGGCGGAACCTTCTGCCATGAAGCGGGTTGGCTTGTAATGTTTCAGTTTTCTCATTGCCACGGCGGTATCCTCCTTTCAAGGCAAAATAAAAGGCCGCCTGTCGATATATTCGACTGGCGATCCTCACAAATCTATGTTGGTACGAGAGAAAGAGCCGTACGGCTTCTTCTTTCGGAATATTTCTATTCATGTTCAGTTATATTTCTTTACCAAAATCGCATAGGCAAGCTGCGCGGCTTCCGTTTCCGGTTCCATATCCCAGCCCCGGTCGTAGTTGGCAATGACCGCACCGTTTTCTTTCAGCATGAGCTTCGAGATTCTGCCTTCGTTTTCAATTCCGTACTGGCTGCCCTGCTCGTAGTGCTTGACCCAGTAGTGAATGATGTGATTTCCGATTTTTAGGCTTCCTTTGCTCCACATGGTCTTTTCCCTCCGTTTTATTCAGATGTGTTTTCCTTTTTGCATATACATATATCACTCTGAAGGGAACGAATAGCAAGTGGATTCCGGAGAATTCTATGCGAGAAGTCAAGCCTTTTAGGAACGGTAAAATTGTGTAGTTTACGCTTCGCTTGTGAGAATGAAATGCACATATTCCTTGCGGTGTTCCTCAAGGAAAAACACCAGCTCATAGAAATCACGTTTGTAGGCAAGGCGCTGGACGGCGTTTACGTCGAACATATTTGTAAGGCCGGTGTTCTGAATCGCGAGAATCTGTTCCTTAATTTTCTCAGTCATCGGAATCCACCACCTTCCGCACGATGTCGATGCCGTAAATTACATTGAGACTGGAACCATTGTCCCAGTTTACGAGAAGGCTCCCGGTACCATCGATACCGGTCACAGTTTCTTTTGTCCCAACTGGTGGAGCTTGCACATCGTCCATCCGGACAAGTTCCACGCGGCATCCTACTGGAAACTGCCGCTTCATCTTTTCAACCGTTTCTTTATTTGGAAATCTCATCGTCAGTGGCCTCCTTTTTCGCCCCGTTCCTGAAACCCGAATTTCCTGTCAGGTTCTTCAGCAGAATCTTTCTCTCCTGCTTGTATTCTGGTCCTATGAATCCGAGCCGCAGAAGGAAGCAGCGGAATGCGTATTTCTCGTTGTCGGTCGGGTGCTCGGTACTGCTTACCCGTTTTTGGTCTTTCGAGAGTTTGCAGAGAGCGGCAATGAAATGGGTGTATGCTTTGGATGCATCCGATCCCGGCATTTCCGGAAACCATGGGAATGAAACTTTATTCTCACCGATTTCAACCGGCATGTCGTCAATTCCAAGCGCCTTCTTGATAAGCGCACCTTTCGCCTTGAGCAGGTTTGTCAGGTTGCCGGTTGAGACCGCCGCCAGTGGAACCGAAATTGTAAGGCCCATGTTTTCGCCCTGTTCGGCGCCATCCGCCGTTTCAGACTCTTCTCCGGACGTTTCCCCGACTTTGGCAGTGAAGCCACGCTTGTCAAGCTCTTTGATAAGGTTCTTGGTTTTTTCGCTGTCAGCCCTGTCGTCAAACTCCAGTGTTCCGTTCCGGTCGACTGTGAAGCAGCCGACTTTGTAGGATGCCGTTGGCATTCCGAGGTATTCTGCCTTTTTTCCTGTGAGCGTGGCAATGACGTTGACTAAGGACTTCCTGTCTTTTCCTGTTACGTTGTAATCTACTTTCATTGGTATTTGCCTCCTTCGTTTTGGTATGTACATCTATCACTCAGAAGGCCTTATTTATCAAGCAATTTGGGGCATTTTGTGCTGTAGAATATCGCCGAATTGCAGGGAGAAAATTTGTGTGTTATACACCCTTGGTTTCAACGTCTTTGACGAGGTCGGAATAGGGAATCCTCTCGCCGCCACGTTCTACATACACATTCTCGGCATCTTTCGTATCTTCCACATACCGGCGGAGGATAACAGAGGCGTACTTCGGGTCAAGTTCCATCATGTAGCAGATCCGATTCAGCTTTTCGCAGGCCATGAGCGTTGAACCAGAACCGCCGAAAGTATCGAGGATGACAGCGTTCTCCTGGCTGGAATTTTGGATCGGATAGCCGAGGAGGTCGAGCGGTTTGGAAGTCGGGTGATCTTTGTTTCGTTTTGGTTTGTCGTAATTCCAGATGGTCGTCTGCTTCCGGTCAGCGTACCACGGGTGTTTTCCATTCTGCAGAAAGCCATACAAAATCGGCTCGTGCTGCCATTGATAGTCGGAGCGGCCGAGTACGAGACTGTTCTTTACCCAGATGCAGACACCGGCGAGGTGGAAGCCCGCATCAATGAATGCTTTTCGGAAGTTCAGGCCTTCCGTGTCAGCATGGAACACATAAGCCGCACCGCCTTTTTCGAGATGGTCAGCCATGTTTTTGAAAGCGGAGAGCAGAAAGTTATAGAATTCCCCGCCCTTCAGACTGTCGTTTTCTATCGTGAGACCATCCGAGGCTTTGAAGGAGACGCCATAAGGCGGATCGGTTACGATGAGGTTCGCCCTCTTGTTGCCCATGAGCGTGTTCACGTCATCAGCCAAAATAGCGTCACCGCACATGAGGCGGTGTTTTCCGACTGTCCAGATGTCGCCGCGCTCCACGAAGGAAGCCTTCTCCAGGGCAGCGGAGAGATCAAAGTCATCGTTCTCGACGTCTTTTCCGGAACCGTCGTCCATCAGCTTTTCGAGCTCATCGCTGTCGAAACCGAGAAGTGAAAGGTCAAAGGACTCATCCTGCAGGTCGGACAGTTCAACGGAGAGCATCTCTTCGTCCCATCCGGCGCCCAGTGCGAGCTGGTTATCCGCGAGGATATAGGCCCGTTTCTGGGCATCCGTCAGGTTTTCGGCAAAGACGCAGGGAACGGTAGTATAGCCTTCCTCGCGTGCCGCCTGCACTCTGCCGTGGCCGGCCAGGATGTTGTATCTGCTGTCGATGACGGCGGGAGAAACAAAACCGAACTCCCGAAGGCTGGCTCTCAGCTGCGTGATCTGTTCTTTCGAGTGCGTCCGGGCATTCCGGGCATAAGGCACCAGTTTATCGATCGGTACCTGTTCAAATTTCGTTGTGTCCATTTACATTCCCTTTCTGGCGCGGAGCAGCCGTTCCATGACATCATCCTGCGGATTAAGGCCGTCGTATTCTGTTGAGCAGTTCTCCTTCACGATCTGGAAGATTTCATCCCACAAGCGGTTGGCCTGATTCATATAATTGATGCCGATGTTTATGAAGGGAGAGGGAATAGGCTTGCCGGTTGTCGGATGCTTCGAAAGGTATCCGAGCCTTGTCGTCATCTCTTCACACTGAATCCATCTTGCGGAGCACATCGCGTAGCGTTCCAAGAGCTGCGGCGAAACTTTCTGCGCGATACCGATTTTTTGGAGCCACTCCCAGGTTTCCCGGTAGATTTCACCGGCTTCGAGTGTCGAACCGTCATGCTGCTTGGCAGAAAGGAAGTCATGTGGCGTCGGCATGTCAGCACCTTCCATCTCCGGAATATCCAGTACCTCAAGCGGTCTGCCGCCCGGATTTCCGTTCGCGGCTTTCTCGGATACTGCAGATTTTTTGCGTCCAGCACCCGAACGTCTGCCGCCGCAGCCGCCGGTATTATTCGATTTTGTTGGTATTTTTCTCACCGCCTTCTTTTATTACCCTTTTGAATACGCTTTTTTCGCGCGTGTGAGGGGACGTCGCTTTCCGCTGATGGAGTGTTTCATGATTTTGACCGCCCCTGATCCGTACCCCGAAATTTGGACAGTCATTGATTGAAATTCGAGAGTGTGAAATCAAAATCAT